CGTTACGAACGTTGATTTCAAGCAATTGGCGTAGGTAGGGGCCGAAGGTTTGGTTGGCGCGTGCGGCGGCGTAGCGAGGGATGTTGCCCAATGGAGTTGGGTAGTTGGTGTCTGGTTTAGCGATGAACATGGCGCGTAGCTGGCCACGTGCTTGGGTTTGGTAGACGCCAAAGGGTTTGGAAGTGTTTGGCGGTTTACCTACGAAGACAGCACCACGTGTGCCGGGAGGCAGTGCGGTGTTGTTGATGAGTTTAGAAACGAGGGCACGGCGTGGGTTGCCGTAACGGTCGCGCTTGACGTTGCGTGTGGGTACCAGGCGGGAGCCGGCGGGTAAGTCTCCGCGTGATGCAAAGACACGGTCGTAAGGCTTGAGGGGACGAGAGCCGCCTTTGATGTTGCCGATGAGGTAGCGAGCACGGTCCCAAGGTTTGTTTTTGGGAGCGATGACGACTTCAAGATTGCGCTTATTGGCGGTAGTAGCGAACCATCCGGTCGCGGTTGCGGCCTTAGGGCGCTCCAGCTGCCTCTGTGAGAGGCGTTGGAGGTCTTTGAGTATGGAACGTTGGTTTGAGCTTGGAAGCTGCCTGAGGCCCTTAGAGGTGGCATTCAGAGCCTGTGACACCGAGAAGGCCAATTGCTTGGTGTGCGCATCGGTCCATTTGATGGCCCTGGGCAGCTGTGACTGGATGTCGAGGGAAATGGAAGCCATGAGCCAACGGTAAGGCTGTCTCAACCGTCGCACATGAGACAGCGATGAAACGGCCAAAACTTGCCAACTTGCTGTCCAAGTACACCTCGGTCCTAGGAGCGCCCTGTTTCCCCCCTCTCCTCCCCTTTCTATTAAATAATAATATTAAGTAGGAAGGTTAGATATATAGGAAGAAGGGTTGCAGGGCAGCAGATTTGGGGTCTCCAACCTCACTCAGCAGGTTGGCAATACACCCATTTCTGGACCCCGTGGACCATTTTGCGTCTCTTCTTGAGACCCATCTCTCTCAAAATGTTCGCGACTTGCATCTGATCCGCACGAGACTGGCGCTCAACTGGCTTGCCAATGGCATCAGTCAGCAAGATCTCAGTGGTGATGGGGCATCCGGCGTTTCGAGGCGATGCGATCCATTCCCGTACTGGAGCAAGCCAAGGCGACTCAACTTGATAGCTGGCGTTGTCGTCAGCAACCTGGCGTTCGAGGTTTTGAGGTAGGTGATTGGCGATGCCGGCCCGGTAGGCATGGACTGCCGCGGCCCATATCGCGTCGCGGTTAAGAAGCAGGTCATCGACTTCGATCATTCCGTTGACGGTCACTGGCACCACCCAGAAGCGGCGGTTGCCGGTGTCATCGATCAGAAAGCCGGTTTCTCGGTTAGTGGAGCCAACGATGATTCCGCGGCGTGGGAAGTCTTCAACGGCCTTGCCGTATGGCACGCGGTAGGTGTCGGTCTGCTGGGTGAGGAACGCCTTGACCTGGCCGGCGTGGCGCTTGCTGGTGATGGCGTCAAGCTCAGCCCATTCCATGAGCCAAGCGCGGCCTAGTAGCAGGCGATCGTCCTTGCTGTTGATGTCACCAAGGGCATCAGAGAAGAAGGCGCCGCCAAGGTTGCGCCAGAAGGTGGATTTACCGCAGCCTTGTGGGCCCATGAGCACGGTGGCGGCGTCATGCTTACAGCCAGGCTCATAGATGCGCTTTACAGCGCCGATAAGGGTGCATTGGACCATGTGGTCATAAAGCGACCCAGGGGCGTCCTGTGGCCGCAGGTAGCGGGTGCTGAGAGCATCAATGGCGCATGGCTCCACCTCATCAGCCACGCGGTCGAGGTATGCGCGAACTGGATCAAACTGGTTTTCCTTGGCGACATACACCAGCGCATCAGCTGCCAGCTCTTTCGATGCGTTGATGCCGAGCTGGGCAAGCTGTAGGTAATAGTGCTCGATGTCGCGAATTGGCTGCTGGTCTAGCTCAATTGCTTGGGTGAAGATGTTGAAGCGAAGGCGCCCATTTAGCTGCTGACGGAGCAGGGTAAGGAGTTCATTTTTCTCAAGCTTGATGAGCTTGCCGCCTGATGATTGTTCAGCGGCTTGCGCTTTGGGATGCTCCGCCCCTAGGGCACCTTTTAGTGCATTGAGTGCCACTTGTCTTGGGCTGATGCCACCTGCTAGGTGGTGCAATGTGCCGAGGCCCACGCCACCAGTGTCGGCCTTAAATGTGCGCCACTTGGCTTCACATTCGCCGGGGTGGAATTTGCCGGATGCGGCCGACCATTGGATCCAGTCGGCCAGCAATGCATCGTTGCCGACGCTATGTAGCGCCATGCCGACTTTTACCCAGTCGTCGTAGTCGTCTGCGAGTGAACCGGGGATGTTGTCGAGGTATGCGCGCGCGCGTTCGGTGTCGTCAATGTCCGAAGGTGTGGTTAGTAGCGGCGCCTGCTCGATGCGTTGCATGGCGGCCAGCAATACGGATGGCGCTTCAGCGATCGGCAGATCATTAGGGCCGCGGCCTGATAGCCAGCGGTAGGAGCCGGTGATGGGGTGACGGCCGAGGATGACGGATTGGCAGCCAGTCCAGCGAAGTTCAAGTTGTTCGCCTTTGATGCTGCTGCGCAGTTTGGTGGTGCGGATTGATTCCCAAAAAGGTTGAGGGACGCTGTAGATGATCTGGAGGCGTCCATCACGGCCGGAGGTAACGGCCCAAGATTTGGGTAGCTCTTGCAGGCTGGTGCCAAGGGATTGGAGCACCTCAGAAGCGCCAAGGCCATCGTGATCAACGAAGAGCAGGCCACCGGATGCCGGGCCGGCTAGGGCGCCAACAGCTACGGCACGACCTGCAGATAGCTCGGCTTCAACTTGGCGCTTGGTTAGTGGGTTTTTCTGCCATTGCGGCATGTAGGGGCGTTTGTCGTTGCCGACAGCGACTAAAGCCCAGTCGTCGGGGATGTCTGTTAGTTGGTCGGCGATTGCTGCCATACGGCTCCGGTGCGGGTAGCCGTTAGATCGTGCCGAGGGTTAGCAGGGTTAGCAACCTGTCTTGCGAGAGTCTGATGGGTCTATGGCGTCACGTGCGTCATCAACTGATCGAACGATTGCAGCGATACCACCAGCGCGCTTGATGGTGTGCAGCCAGTTGGTCTGTTCAGGCCGGATACGGCCGGTGGGTGTTTTTACTTCAAGGCTGGTGAACACGGCGACCTGTTGGCCCACCATGTCGGGGGTGATGGTCACGGTGCGGTAGCCAATCAGATCAGCGGAACCACGGGCGAGGCCAAATTGCACGGGCCTGCCGGTCCGTGGATCTGGCAGAGTGCCGGTGTTATTTCTAAACAGACGAACATCAGGCCGTTGGCCTAGGGCCAGCCTGATGCGTTGCTGAAGGTCGGTTTCGGACTGATTCAGAGCAGCAGGGACGGCTGCTCCATGATTGCAGGTAAATCAGAGCGGCCCCACTGATCGCCCATCGCATCGGCCACGCCTTGATAGGTGCGACTGCGTTCTTTCCAGCGATCTGGCCCTGGCGGCATCATGAGAACCTTTGGTTCGCGACCGTCAACATAGTCAGTTGGCTTGAGTTTGGGCAGATTTTTAAGCCATAAGCAAGTGGCTTTGACTTCACCGTGACCATATTCCCACGGCTGGATGATCTGATCAGGCGGTCGAATTGCGCTGCTGATGACGCTGATGGGGTTTTCAATGCACCAGCGATCGATGGGTGAATCCATGAGAAGGCGAACAAAATCAAGCGCGGCCTGTTGGCGACCATCAGCGATTTTTTCAGGGAAGTGCCTGCTTCCTGAGACAGCGAGATGAGTGCAGGGAGGGTGAGCAACCATGAGATCCCAGCCATCGTTGAGGACGTATTCAACTGGACCTTGGTAGTGGGGGCCTTCGGCTTCGGTAGCCAGCAGATCGCAACTCATTGCATCGTGGCCATGACGACGAAAAGCGTCGCGAACGCGGCCGCTGTATTCGCAAGCAATTAAAACGCGCATGATTCTGAGTTTGGCTGCCGGGGGATAGATCACGCCACACACGTGCCCTGTATTTACGGCATCGCCGCTGTTGTATTGCAGGCTCCCCGGCGCATTAAAAAAGCCCCCGTAGGGGCCGGTTGGATCAGGCCATATCGGCCCAGGTTGCAAACGCTTCAGCGGCGGCGCTTTCGATGGTGCAGCCGGTGCCGCGGCGGATCACCTCGGTGGTGAAGGTGACGGAAGCGATCAGCTGGTCGGAGGGGGTGGTGATGCCGGCGGCGGTGATGGCGGCGAGTGCGGCGGTGGAATAGGTCATGTGTCTGAGTGTGTGTGGCGCCCTCTCGGGCTTGAACTAATTATGCACCACAGCGGGTGCATCTGGCAAGGGGTCAGGCGACCGAATCGATGAAGGCTTCGACAGCTTCGACGCCCTCAAGATCCATCAGGCGGTCGAGCACTACGTCGATGCACTCGAAGGGCATTTCTTGACGGAAAAGCTCGGTGTAGAGGTTGCGCAGGTCGAAAGCGTTGAGGGTGGCGACTTTGGCGGTGAAGGTGGCGAGCATTGTCTGGGTGCGAGTGGTGGGGTCTCCCCCGATGCACTAATTATACACCACCGGCAGGGCATGACCATCGACGGACGGTGGTGGTTGATTTTCCGTAACGTTTGCCGATCTGCTCCCATGTGTGCCCGCTGCGCTTTAGCCGTTTGATGGTGACGTGGCGGGGTTCAGTGATGCGCAGCAGCAAGATGAAGGGCAGCGTCAAGATGACGGCGACCCAGGGGAGTCGTTGCATGGTGTGATGCGCAGGATGCGCGCTGGCAGGTGTTTGTTGTTCCTGAACGACGAAGGCAGCTCAACACGATGCGTGAGTGGATCAAGGCTGGTTTCTTGCGTCTGCAGCGTCCACCAACGCTTCCCGCACCAGTCACAGTGACGATTCCGCAGAATTTGACCGTCTTCTGTGTATGCGGTGTTGTAAACCCTGCTGGATTTTTTGCAATCCGGGCAGGGTGGTGCGGGGTAAAGCGTGCGAGCGCCCATGGTTCAAGAATGAGTGATTGGGCGGGTCTGTTGTACCGCCCCCGGCACTTGCCGACAGTCACCTCTCTTGTCTAGGGACCGAGAATCCAGCGCGCAGCTATCTGGCTTGTGGCGTACAACCACTATACACCGCCCGGAGTGCATCAGCGACCACCGCGGGCCTTGTAAAGCCTGAACGCCCAGCCGGGCGAATATCCGCGCTCGCGCCCGATCGCCTGCAGTTGTTCTAGTGATCGCGCCTGGCCAACTTGCAAACGGAGCTTCTGCTGCACTGCCTTGCGTTCAAGCTGCACCAGCTCGCCATCCTGCTGCTCCGGGGTGCGGCTTTCGATCTTGAACTCATGCCCGCAGCATGGGCAGATCGGCGCTGGTTTAAATGCGGCGTAACAGTCGGGGCATTGCCTTACGGCTGGCGCTGGTGTAGCACCCTTGGACCGTGGGCCTTTGCGATCTTGCAGGCTCCAATCGCGGTTATCGTCCGGGAATCCATGTTTCGCAATGTTACCAACATGGTCCAACACGATGGCGTGCGTCTTGTTTTTCGATGGCCTCAATACCCTCCCGACCTGCTGTAGATAAAGCGCTTCAGACATGGTGCGCCGGAGAAGAATGGCGCAGCTTGCATCTGGGCAATCAAACCCTTCTGAGACAACATCAACAGTGGCAAGCACGCGAACCTTGCCGGCAGCAAAATCTGCAACCACTTGATCGCGCGTTGCTGTTGGCGTGGTTCCAAGCAATGTCTCAGCGCTGATGCCTGCATTACGGAATGAAGCCGCTACCGCGTCCGCGTGCTTGGTGTCGCAGCAGAAAGCGATGGCTTTATGACCGTTTGCCTTGGTGCGGTAGTGGTCAATCACATCACCAGTGATAGTCGGTTTATTCATTCGCTCCGAAAGCTTGCTGGCTGGGTAGTCACCAGCAACGATGCGGATTTTGCTGAAGTCTGCTTTGATCGGCGGCGCGAATAGGTCTGCTTCACATAGGTGACCTTGCTGCGTCAGTTCTTCGACCGATGGGCCACAGATCAGGGTGTCAAAGGCATGGCGTAGGCCGCGGCCATCAAGCCGGCATGGTGTGGCTGATACGCCAAGGCGGAAGGCGTTCGGCCAGTAGTCAAAGACTTTGCGGTAGGTAGCGGCCAGGCTGTGATGTGCCTCGTCGATAATGATCAGCGACGGATCATGGGCGACGGACCACAGGCGCCTGACCAGTGTTTGCACTGATGCGATCTGAATGGCTTGGTTGCTGGTTTTGTAACCAGCTGCGATAAATCCATGGGGCACCCCCAAGGCTGTGAGCTTGCTGGATGCTTGTTCGATCAATTCACGTCGATGCACCAGGATCAATGCGGTGTGGCCTTTGTCGCGGCAGGCGGCGGTGATCTGGGAGAAGATCACCGTTTTGCCAGCGCCGGTGGGCAGCTGCAATAGCACTGAGCGTGCGCCGTCCATATATGCGGTGCGCACATCGTCGATCGCTTGGACTTGGTAGTGGCGGAGCTTCATTGTGTGGCGACGTGTGGCGACGTGTGGCAAAAAGCTATAGGGTGTGACCGCCTGCTGCAAGTTTATGGACAACGAGGCATACCACCTGCACCCGGCGGTGAGTAAAAGCCACCTTGATCAGATCGCCCGCAGTCCGCTGCATTACTGGGCGCGCTACATCGACCCAAACCGCACCACGCCGGAGCCAACGCCATCGATGGCGATCGGTTCAGCTGTTCACACTCACGTGCTCGAACTTGACCAGTGGGATGCGCGTTATGCCGTAGCGCCAGAGGGGATAAACCGTCTCACTAAAGCGGGGAAGGAAGAATGGCACGTCTTCACAACAGCAGCACAAGGCCGCACGGTGCTGAGGCGTAAAGAGGCTGAACAGGTCATGGCCATGGGCCGGTCAGTGCTGGGTCACCGCAGTGCAGCGGCATTGCTTGCTGCTGATGGCCAGCCGGAAGACACATTTATGTGGACTGACGAAACCTATGGGCTGCAGTGCAAGTGCAGGCCGGATTACATGCACAGCGATGGCTCAACAATCGTGGATCTCAAAACCACACGCGATGCCAGCCCGCGTGAATTTCGCCATTCAGTAATCCAATATCGCTACCATTTGCAGGCGGCTTGGTATCTGCACGGCGTCGAGCAGGCCACTGGCAAGCGGCCTGAGCGTTTTATTTTTGTGGCCGTTGAATCCACTGCGCCTTATGCGTGCGGAGTGTATGAAGCAAGCGCGGAAATGATTGAAGCGGGCATGATCCAAGCCCGTGAAGACCTGGGCAAACTTGCGGTTTGCAAAGCTGCCGACCACTGGCCCAGCTATAGCGAAGAAGTGCAGACGATGACGCTGCCGCCTTGGATGCTGCCAGGTGCTGGCACTGGTGAGCCTGTGACTATTCCCGACAACATTGAGACATTTTAATGACTGACTCAGCACTAACAACCACACGCCCTAGCTCGATCTATGCGGGCATGGAAGCGTTCGACAATGCGCAACGCATCGCCAAATCATTGGCTAGCAGCACATTGGTTCCGCAGCAGTTCCAAGGGCAACAAGGTTATGCCAACTGCCTTGTAGCGCTTGAAATTGCAGGCCGCATGAACCTGAGCCCGCTGCAGGTGATGCAGAATTTGCATATCATCCATGGCCGGCCGTCATGGTCCAGCCAGTTCATCATTGCGTTGATCAACGGTTGCGGCCGGTTTGAGCCGCTGCAATATCGCGTGACTGGCAAAGGTGACGATCTGGCCTGCCAATGCGTGGCCAAAGAGATCAGCAGCGAAACCCACCTTCAAGGCCCAACGGTGACGATGGCGATGGCCAAGGCTGAAGGCTGGGCCACAAAATCGGGCAGCAAGTGGCGCACCATGCCGGACTTGATGATCCGTTACCGGGCCGCGGCCATGTGGGGCCGGCTGTATATCCCCGATCTGCTGGTGGGCATCAGCCACAGCCAAGAGGAAGTGATGGACATTGAGCCGATCACCGTCGAGGATGCACCACAGCCGGAGCCAGCGCCACAGCCTGCTGATGAAATCTTCTGATTTTTTGACTGATGTTCAGCTTGCCGAACGTTGGCAGCTGCACCGTCATACGCTGATCCGTTGGCGTCGCGTCGGTTGCGGGCCTGACTTTATGAAAGTTGAAGGCCGCGTGCTCTACCCGTTGGCCGCGGTGGAGCAATACGAACAGGCCAACACCACCATCCTCGGAGGAAAATGAATTTCAAGTTCAATGGCAATGTTTTCAAAAACACCGCTGAAGACCACAAACGGATCTATGGCGAAAATTATGATCCTGGTAAAAATTACCCTGGGTTCACCGGAACCATTGAGATTCCGAAAAGTCAGCTGCAAGACTTTGTCGCTTATCTGCATTACGCCTGCCAGACCGAACTAAAGCGCAGCGATTACCTGAACGATGAAGTGGTGCCGGTAAAGATGTCTGGCTGGCAAAAGCAATCGGCCAGTGGCAAGACTTATCTCAGTTTGCAGTTTGGCGCTGACTACAAGACCCAGCAGGCAGCACAACAAGCACAGCAAGCCGAGGCCGCATCTGTAGCGCCACCTGCACCCGCACCAGTCGATCAGGCTGCGCAATCACTGGCAGCTGCTACTGGCGGTGACGTGCTGTTTTAAGGCAACTGTGACTCAAGCCGTGCGACTTCATGCACGGCTTTGTTCAGCAGGTGTTGCAGCGTGTAATTTTGCCGCAGCAGAATTGCTGCAAGTGTGCCGGCTTCGGGATGCGTCTCGATTCGCCGGCATTCTTGCTCAACTTCAAATTTCTGTTCCATCGGCACATCAAAATCCATCCAATCACCTAAGGCCATGATCGTGCTGCGTTTCCCTATTTTGTCGCGATGAAATGCCCCAAATGCAACAGCAGCAAGCTGCGCGCGCTCGATACCAACAACCGGCCGGAGGATCATGCGGTGCGGCGTCGCGCCTGCGCTGAGTGCCAGCACACATGGTTCACGGTTGAAGTGATCGCCCCGGCGTGGGCTTGCAGCTGGGACAACCCAAGTAATCAAGGCAGCAAACCATGCCTGAAAGTTCCGGTGGTGAAGCTATGGGAAGAGACGACCTAATCGCCGGTTTTTTGCTGGCCGCATCATTGGGCCTGGCCATTGGCTTTCATCTGCTGGTGCCTGCTGGACGCACTCCAACGGCTTGCCCGTTGCATCCAAGCATTCATCCTGATTGCAATGGTTGGCAGGGGGAACCGGCTCACGCGCCTGCATCCCCTTGGTAACCCGGCACCCTGCCGTTAGCCGGGACGATCGATACATCCTGAAAGAGGTATCAGCAGCAAGCTAGCAACCACGCCGCGGCCGTGTTGTTACTGATTACAACAGCCCACTAGCGGCACCAGCGGGGGTGCATCATGATGCGCTCGTTCGCCACTCACCCCAATGCGCAACAAGCTTGCAAACGTCGCCTTGTTCCTGATGCCTGTGATCGTTTTCGCGGCAATCATCCACGACCATGGCGTTCAGGCCCATCATTCACCCAATGCTGTCATCTGCAAATGAATCGCTATTACTTCCAGATCAAAGATGCCAACGTGCTGGAGTGCATCAAAGCTTCATCATTTGAAGAAGCCAAGGCCATTGCTTTTGACGATTGGTGCAGCATGTGGAACCGCATAGAATGGCTGACACCACAGACCCTCACTGAAGTTTCATTGCCTGATGTCTAAGTTTGAATCCGCTGCTTTTCAATGGCGCCATGATGATGAAGGCGCCCAATACGGCGAAGGCGTATCACGGCCAGTACCTGGCAAACGCACTCGCCAATATCGCATCAAAGTCCACATGGCTCAGTCTCAACCAATGAGCGTAATTTTGCCGGCTGAAAATAAAAATGCCGCGATCAAATACGCTCAAAACCGATGGCCCAATGCAACGATCAAATTTAATGAAGTCATCGAGAAAACGGCTGCATGATCTCATCAGCGACACTGCAGGCGTTCAAATCGAACGCACCCGCATCACTGATTTGATCCGCGCCAGACTCCAAGAGCTACAAGGCGAGCCGCGCACCCGTGAACGCTCGCTTGAATTGCAACTTCTTCTCAACCGAATCGATGACACCAACTGATGCCGTCAACAGTCCCGAGCACTACTTGGGCAAGATCGAATGCATCGACGCAATCGAGGCCGCATTGACCCCGGAAGAATTTCGGGGTTTCTGCAAAGGCAATATTATTAAGTACATTTTCCGCGAACGGTTGAAAGGCGGCACCGAATCGCTAGAGAAGGGGCAGTGGTACCTAAACCGCTTGCTCGAAGGTGTGAAACCATGAAGCTGCCATTTTTGACCAAGCTCGAAAACTGGGCATTGCGCCTGCTGATTAAAAGCCCCCGCACTGGTTTGGTTGTCATCAAACAGATGGATGGCCCGTTGGTTTTTATTGCTGCTGATCCAATGGATGATCAACCACTAGACGAAAACGGCGAACAGGTAGAGCAACTTGAACGCATCTGGCGGCGCTCATGATCTCACTGTATGGCGGCCGTTTAATACTTGATCTTGACCCCGAAGCAGGCGGCTGGGTCGCTTATTTAACCATCGGCCCCAAACTTGAACACAAGACCACCAAAGTATTGCGCACCAAACACTTGTTTACTGCTCAGCAGCGCGCGGTTGAGTTCTATCGCCAGTTCAAAGCCGAGCAACTGCCTGATCGGTTGACCTGCTGGGTTTGCAAACAATGGTCACCAAAGACCAACAGGTGCCAAGTTGGTGTCCCTGAGTGCCGCCAAACTGGGGGGAGATTCGCCACAAATTGTGCGCTATTTGTGCAGCTGCAAGATCAACCCCCGCCCTGATGGCGCCTGGCGCATCTGCACTGCAGGTGGTGGCCTTTGCGTTGATTGCACTAGCGAACGTCGCGCGCGTGCCATTGGCGCAATGCTTCATGATTCAATCCATTGCTCAATCCAACGTTCGCGTGATTCACGCCAAAATTCTTGACCGCGGAACCATTCGCGCCATGGATGGTGTGCTTTATGGCTATTGCAACCAAGGCAACACGCGACAAGATTTTCGCGCACTGTTAGGCCGCCTTTTGCCTTTGGCTTCACGTGATCTAAGGTCGCATCACGTTCGCCCAGCATGTTGCCGCAATATGCGCAGCACCACCCCCA